TTGCGTTTTCAAAAATAGTGAATTCCGCATCCCCACCACAGTTAACATCAAACACTAGGTGAGGATATTTTCCAGCAGCCCAGGCAACAGCAATGTCAATAGACGCATCGTCAGCCAGTTGATTTGCATCGCCATTTAAGTAGTAAGCATAAAAGGCTCGGCCTTCGTGCAACCTGACATGGTTAACGTCAGCAACTACAAATGGCTTTTCTGACCCGGCAACAGTTTGATTGCCGTCTTTATCAATAAATGTTGACGTAACAAATATTGACTTTGTATTGTCAGATTCTCGCTGAACAATAATTGCCATTATTTCTTGGCCTTCATTGCGGTTTTCGCTGCCTTCTTAAATGCATCGGCAGTTGGTGCGCCTGGTGCGCCAGGCTTACGCATCTTCTCGCCAGAGCCCTCGGCTATCCGCTCACGTTTTTTATGGATGTTGGCATATAGTCCGGGCTTCATTTCTTGGCCATCCCTGCTTGAGACATTGCAATTGCCACGGCCTGCTTTTGGCTCTTAACTACTGGGCCGCCTTTTCCAGAGTGCAAGGTTCCTGATTTGTACTCGCGCATGACCTTGGCCACCTTCTTTTGCATCTTGTCTTTTTTATTTTCCATGATCGATCCTTATTGCATTGGGCCTGCGCCCAGGGTGGTTGATCCTATTCCCTGCTCTGGTGTCAGACGCTGCTCAGACAAAAGTGCGCGTGCTCCACGCCTAGCGCGGCGACGCGCTGCTACAGCCTCATCCATTGCTGTTGCGGCTGTTTTTGCTGATGGCGCTGCTGGTGCTGTTGCCGCTGGTTGTGGGGCTTCTGGAATTTGTGCTCCTCCAGTTTGAGCGACCTTTTTTACAATCCCAAGTTGTTGGCCGGCCTTTTCAACCGCCCTTGTTACGCCACTCATAATTAAACTCCTATCTCAGACGAACCAAGTGTTTGAATTCCCTGCTCTGGTAGCAGGCGTGCGCTAGATAACAACATCCGCGAACCGCCGCGAGTGCGGGCTGTGCGTCTAGCGGATGCTTGTTCGCCAAGCTCGCGACGCTCTTCTTCGGCCTGCATCCTCAGACGCTCGTTTTCTTTTCTTTGCTCTTCGATGGCCCGCTCCTGCGGCCCTGTGTCTGGTTTTTTGAACATACCGCCCATGTTCACCTCATCATCAAAAAGTAATCGACCTGGTCTGTGCCGTACTTTTTCATTAGGCATTCCTCTTTAAACCCAACCGCGACTGCCCATTTGTACGCACGCGTATCCGTAGATCTAACGGTTATCTGCATTCGATGCAACGACATGGATATCTCGGAGATATCTAAAACCATCTTGGCCGCTCTGGTCAGGGTCATCGGCATGGACTTAGCAATGTCATCGGCAATGAGCCATGCCTCGGCCACCCCATGCCATATCGAGACAAAGCCAAAGACAGCAGCCGGTCTGTTGCCAACAAAAGCCGTAACAGCTGCGCCCATTTTTTCCTGTGTATCCAAGATATCTGCCACCTCAGACTTGGTGGCGACCACCAGCACCTCTTCGGCCTTTACATGGATTCGATCTACATGGTGTTTGGCAAACGGCATAAAGAACACGCCGGCTCGCCTGGGTTGCTGGTTAAGTGCGTCAGCGAGACGCAAAGACATCAAAGTCGGCATTGACCACCGTCTGGGCTATCTGTGTGTTTTGGGACAATCCGCTCTTGGTCATGCGCTTATGTTCGCCACCGCCAAGTAGCAGATATCCAAACGCATCGCCAACGTGCGAGTGCTCGTTCTTATTCGGGGTATCTCTGAACCGCTCCTGCCCGGAGCCGATAGATACCCGCTTAAAGTGATACCCGCCGGCCAAAGACTTACGCAAGAGCTTGCAGCTGGTGGACACAATCAACCCAGGCTTGCCGTTGATCAGGCGCTGCATCGGTGCAGCCCCGGCTTCCCGGCGCACCTTGAAGTCGTTGCTCGGTGTTGGCTGCGCCCGCAGGCCCAGGGTTCGCAAATAATCAAATGCCGTGACCTCGTATATCGCATCTCGCTGCATACCGGCTGGGTCGCCCCAGACCATCAGCTGCGCCTTGGGAAACCTGGCATTGAGCTCGGCCAATAGCTGCTGGCCAAACCGCTCTAGGCCCATGTCAAAGGTGACAATTTCATGCAGCACCACCCAGCGGCCATTGGCAAACCGCTGCCCGATTACCGCAGCCGGCGTAAGACCAAAGTCTAGGCCCACCTGCAGCGGCACAGACGGGTCATAGTCCACCTCGCCGCTCATCATGTTGTCATCGTACTCAGACCAGACCGGCTTGCCTTCTTGGACGTAGGTGTACTGCCCTTCGGCATAGCAACGAATCCAGTCTAGGTTTTTACCCAGGAGCATCTGCTGGTAGTAGCCGGCAGGCAGGTTAGCCACGTTCTCTGCCCGCGGGTTGATCTTCCACCACCGGCCAGCTGAGAAGACATGGTCGTTTGCCTCTGGGTTTTCTGGCAGGCTTTCTGGTGGCACTTCCATAACCCCGCCCGGCTGCTTGAAAAACTTCCAGGCATACGGCCCGGTCATCTTTTCTTTTTCGGCCAGACGGAACCAATAGTGATCATCGTCCATCGGGTTGGTATCCATCCAGATGCCGTGCCAGGTGGCTCCACCGTCTCGCTTGGTAGGGTAGCGGCCAACCCGGTGGGTGAGGCCGTCTATGACCGCCTTGGGCAGTTCTCTGGCCTCGTTGACCCAGGCACCCGTGAGCTCCAAAGACAAAAGCTTTCGGACATCCTTGGGCTGGTCTAGAGCCAGAAAGATAACCTCGCAGTCGATCCCGGCTGCGTCTCCCCTGGATGGGAGCCGTATGTGGTGGGTAATGGGCGGTGTCCACAGCATCGGGCCAAAGGTGTTCTCTGGGAATAGGTCTTGCCAGGTCTTAATCGTGGTGGTCTTCAGTTCCGGGTAGCTGTTACGCACAATCACAAACCGGGTATATCTGATGCCATCCACGGGGCTGGGCTTTTGCCGCACCGCCCGCATCATTATCTCGGCAGCGCAGGCATAGGACTTGCCGGAACCCACCGGCCCCATGAGACCGCGCACAAAAGAGTTGGATTGCAGGAAATCCCAGACCACCCGCGAGCGCGAGAAGTCTAGGTTTAGGCCAGTAGCCGGGATCTCTTTTGTGCTGGTTTCTTTAGTTCTTGGCATTGTTTTCTTTTCGGATATCTCGGTAGATAACCACAACTATCAGGCCAATCATGGATAGCAAAAACAAGGCCGCGTCTTGAGCGAGTATGTGTTCTGGCATGGCTTTCCTTACATTTTCCGTTGACAGTTAAATGCCTGGGTTCCAACGCGAAAGCTGTTGGAGAATCGGCAGTCATCGATGATTCTGCCCTCCCCATAGGTAATGCCCAGGAGCACCCCAGCAGCCAGAGCCACAAGACACCAAATGGATCTAACCAGCCAGGATTTGGCTGCGGCAGATATACGCTTAATTTCATCTGAAGCTGTAATCATTTTTTCTCCTCATCGATATCAACAATGTCTGGTGCTTGGACGTTGATTCCAATCACAGACGGTTTGTCAGATCCATCGTCCGGGCTATCGAGCAATCCGCTGGCCTTGGCTAGCAGGCGTAAAACCCCAACCTTGTCGTAGAGCTCGACCTCAAGGGTTTGTGCTCCGTCTTTGCCGCGAGTGACCTTGATGTTCTTGATTGCCTGCAGGGCATGGTCTGGGATATCCGAGGCGGCCTTAACCTTTACCTGTCCGTCTTCGTCCCAGGTCATTATGTCGGTGATCTTGGTGTTTGCCATGCACAGCAAGGAAAACGCAATTGCCTCTCGGTTTTCCAAAATGGTGGCAGACCTCTCCATGCGCCTGGAGATCGAGCGCACCCCGCCCCAGTTCTTGAGGCTGGGTACTTGCTCGGATATACGCGACTTAGTGCGAGCCATCAGAACGGAACATCGTCATCGAGCTCGGCAAACCCGTTGGCCTTGGCCTTGTTATGGGCATCCTGGGCCGGGAAAGGTTTGTGAGCTGCAGAGTAGGGTTGGGTAACCGCGGGCTGCACCTCTTTGCCAATCTTTACCGAGTACCAGGTCTTGCCATCGGTGCTCTTGGGGGTGACATCCAGCCAATGGGTCTTACCGTCTGGCAGCATCACCCGGCCTCGGAAGTCAGCGTGCCAGTCTTCGGTCTTCTTGTCGTTGGGCCAGGCAGAGCCCTGACCAGGTTTCATTTCGTATGCCATGCATATCTCCTCAAGGTTGTTTGTGTGAATCTCGGATTGCGACTAGGTATTGGTCAAAGTCCATCATCCGCACCTTCTGGGCGGCCAGGGCTTCAGCTATCTGTGGAACAGTAAACCCTCTGCGTAGCAGCTGCAAGACAAAGTCACGCAAGATATCTTCAAGTGTCATCGAACTCCTCCAAGTAAAGTCAAAAACCTGTGCCATGAAAAGCTGGGGAAAATTTGAGTGGTTCCCCCGCTCGCGCAGGCCCACGCCGGGGGGGAGGGTATGCCCTCCTCGCGCACGCGCCACGCACGCGCATTACGCACGCGTACACGCGCAGCCGTAATGGAGCCAGGCCGCCTGCCGGGGTGTCCAAACGCATACCAACCTTTGCCTTTGGACAAGACCGATTTAAAGCCTCTGTAAGCCTTTGGGCGGGTTGACCTAAGCAAGGGTAGCCACCCAATGGTTTGAGGCCCGCCATGAGCCTGTAATCGCGTCTGAGAGGCATCAGAATCCTGTGACCTCTCCTGCCAGCTGCTCGCAGACCTCGGACAATCGCAGGTGGATGGGCATGGTTTGGCAGGCATCGATGAACCTGGCCTCGCTAACACCGACCTCGCACATGATCGCAGCGCACCTCATGTCAACCTCATCGATTGTTGACCTAACATTAGAAAACCTATGTTTACTTATCTTTTCATAAATACTTAAAACCTTATCTAAACCTATGTTTTTCTGTGTTTGGACAACACCTGTGTTGTCTATGATGTTGTCTATGAGAGCCTCTACATGGACAACCTGTGTGTTGTCTATGTGAGGTCTTTTTGGTGTCGGTTTTGCCCTCGGTTTTCTTGCCATGATGTCCCCTATCCTCTCCGGTCTGTTGTGGTGAAATCCGTCCCTGTTCGCTAACCCTCCCAGCATCTCTCTGAGCCGCTTTCGGTTAGCTGCCATCTGCTCCTCGGTGAACTCTTCCTCCTGCGGCTTTATCGCCTGCGCTATCTCCAGCTTTGCCATCGATGGTGGCCTGGTGTCTTCCTGCCCGCTGGTGACAGCTATCGCATCTGCTGCCTTGATCTCCGGGTCATAGATCACCCTGGTCGTGTTGGCTCGCTCGCCCCTGAATCCCTTTGACATGACCTCAATGTGGCCACGGTCTCGCAGCTGCTTCA